ATTTGCCTGTTATGAGTGATGGTTTGTATCTTAATTCTGACCATCGTTCTTGGTATCCAAAGACATCATCGTCTGTTGATGTACCAGAGGCGTATATTTCTTTATTTAATACAGCCTGTTCTCCTAAGTTGGCTAATGATGGAAAATAGTGGTCATATTTTGTTCTGCGTGACCACATTTTATTGATACCGTTTTGGTATGTTAATGGTGCTCTTGCTGATGCTAATGTAATGATTATTCCATGTTCTGTGAATGATTTTGTAAATCCTCCGCTTGAATTTGCGAATGTTCCGTAACCTGCAAGGTTACCCTGTGGTGTTGTATCATTTGTATTAGATGATGTTTGTGCTACTGGTGTCATCTGTAAGCGACACTCTCCTCCTCCGAGGAATTCTGGTCTTTGTAATCTAGCATCTGGGCTAGTTACTCCAAAGTGTGCTTTGATTGTTTCTGTGTATCTTGTACCGCTACGCATATTTGTTTCTGCTAAGCGTTGTAATGCAAATGACTTTCTAATATCGTTAATTGTCATTGCTGTTGTGCTGCTTAAGTCTGCTGTTGCTGATCCGCTTGCTACTAAGTTAACTGGTTTTAGTGGTGCATCTGGTGCTGAATTTCCACTCATTGTAGTCCATGCAGGAGTGCCATACACATCTGTTCCTAATTTCTCAAAGTTGTCTCTGGTTGGAGGCGATCCGTTAAGTTGTCTAAATCTAATTCCTCCTCCGTTAACTGTTGTAACATCTAAGTTTGCTATATCTACATCTACTGTTGATCCTAATGCTATATCTACTGGTTGTCCTTTTTGTGGGCTTGGTAAACATGAAGTAAAGTAATCATGTCTTTTGCCTCTTCGTTGTATTGAATATAAATTGTCTGATAGTTTGTCAGGTAATTGATCTGTTTTTACTGTTAATGAGTCTTGTAAATTTTGGTCTCTGTACCATTCATTGTATATGAGGTTGAAAGCCCTAAATGGTAATGCTGAAACTGATAGTCCGTTTGCTTGGTTTGCTGTTGGTAATCCCATATAGTCCATTAATGATCCTACTGGGAATCCTGTACTATTATCGTCTACTAATTGTGGAATTGGGAAATCTGTTGAATCTCCTGGGTTGTCTTGTTCTCCCATAAGTTTTTCGAATTTGTCCATAACTAATCTGTTTGGTACAAAGAATGAATGTAATGTGATATAAATATCGTCCATTACTGGAGCTATGGGAGTTGCTAATCTGCCGAATGTTGTGAAATCGACTGTATGTGTATCGCCGGGTAATACTTCGTCTACATAGACTGGAATTAATTGTCCTGCGTCGAATGTTGTTTTATGTGTGTGTGATCTGTTGAATGTTGATCTTTGAATGTTTGCCTGTGGTACTTGGCTAAATTGGTGTTTGTATGATGACATGTGTTTTTTTTTTGCTGTTTAGGTTGTTTTTTCTGTTTGGCTAACGCCATTTTTTTTTACCTTTTTGTCAAAAGGTGTCAGTGGGGACAGTTATAACGAGATAGGACTGTCCCCACCCCCCTTAATTATGAATCTACTTTATTACTAACTTCTTCTACTGATTTAGATTCTGAAATTGGTTCTTTTGGCTCAATTTCGGTTATTTGTTCGATCTGTTCGGGAAGCAATCCAAGCTTTATGGCTTCTGCTTCGTTTTCTGGATCGTCTACAAAGTTTAATAGTTCGTTAACATCGTTACCAAATTGTTCTTTGATATCCGATGGTAATTGCTCGAATGCCTGTGTAGCCTCTGCAATTTTTATTGATGCTGTTGCGTAATCGTTGATTTCTGAGAAATCTGCGTATAGTGCTTCACGATCTACTGATGGCAATATGCCTGTTCGTAATGCTCTTTTTACTACATTATTAATATCGCATTCGTTTTTGAACTCAGATTTTGTCTGAGATGGAGTTGCTGAATAATCGATGCTAATTCTTTTGCGATCGAATATATTGCGTACTTCTTTTAAATGTTTAATTTCTTCTTTTTTGCTCATAGGTGGTTATAAATTTCGTCATACCATGCTTTTGATCTGATACATGGTTTAGGTTTTAGTTTAAGTTGTTTTGATACTTTGTTTAGTTCTTTGAGTTGCTCTAATGTGAATTTACTCATTATCGCCCTCCTCTGCCGTTGCTACTGAATTGGCTACAAATGTTGGATCGTTGCCATCTAGTTTTGCTGTATAATCGTTGTATGTTCCTAAGTGCCAGAGGCTGAAATCTTCTGGGTATGCACTTAATGGATTATTTGGGTCTTTTACAGATACATGAAATGATCTGATTGCTGTTGTGTGGTTTACACTGAAAAAAGGCTGTGCATGTGTGCCTGCCTTTGCGTCTTTGATAGTATAGATGTTTAAGTTCATAATTATATTTTGATTATGAACAATCTGACGCTGATTGTTGTAAGTCATTAATAATGAATGATTTACATCATTTTATTAGACTTACTATATATTGTGCGTTAAACTGTTCGTTTTTCTTTATGTATTATACTGACAGTATGTCAAGTATTTGTGATAAAATTTCTGGGCTTATTGTTCCTGAGGTAAATGCTACCGCTATTATAATTAATATTTTAGGGTTTACTTTACCTGTTAATAGTTTGCATAAGATTTTCATAGGTATCTAGTGTGGTGTTTTGTACTTAATTCGTGATAGAGTTCTTTTTCTTTTAGGCGATCCCAGTCGCCGTAATCTTCGTGACCCTCTGCGAATGTTTGTCTTGTTTGTTTAAGTTTTGCTAAATGTTTTGGTTGTTCTTCTTTATATAATGAATCGTAATATTTTGGCGGTTTCATTTTTGTGCCGTTTACTATTACATTATCGTCTCTATATGTTTCATGTTTATAATCGTTGTAAAAGCCGTATCCTATTCCTTTTCCATTTCGCCCTCCTCTGCTCATGCTGATATATGGTGGTAATACTCCATTATATATTTCTTCCTGTGTTTTTGGGCTAGCTTTGCTTTCTGTCCATACTTTGGTGCAGTATTTTGCTATGTATTGTGCTGTTGCGTAGTTTGCTTCTGATATGGTTACATCTCCTTGATTCTGCCAAGCTTTTAATAATATCTCCGAATCGAATTGTTTATGTCCTAGTTTTGAATCTTGGATTTGTTTTTTGTCTGGGAAATCGTAACCGAATAATATGGCGTGATGATGTGGTCTGTTGTTTTTTTCTCCGTATTCTCCACAGTGAAAGAATTTAATTCCTTTCTTACCTGTGTTTTTTCGTAACCTTTTCATAAAATTAACGAAATCTTTTTTGATTAAGGTTCCTATTTGTTGTTCGTCTTGTACTCTTTGATCGTCAAATGTTAATGTTATAAAACAATTATCTTCGTGCTGTCTCATTTCCTTATCGCATCGAATTGCCCATTGTCTTGCTTTTTCTGCTCTACATGAGAGACATTGACCGCACGGTACTTGTACTGGTTGGTCTATATAAGCTTTTGATGGATTGAATGTGATACCACGGCTTGAAGAGTCTCTCCATGCCTTTAAAGGTTTGTAACAGGGCATTTTGTTGTTTTATAGGCGTAGACCTCCACGCATAACACTTGTCTGGTTAAAGTTTATTTTGTGTGTGCGATCTGCTGTTGCTGTGAATAGTTTTTTGCTGTTTGATGTTGGTTTTCTATAATTGTTCATGATATTATGTCTAATTGAATTGTAGTGTTAGTAATATTATAGATTTATTTTCTTTTATTTTCTGATCTCCATAGAGATTTTTTTAATGCTGCTTCATTTGATTTTAATCCTTTTGCACTGTTTGTTCCTCCGCTTCCACTTAAATAAGTTTGAAAGAGTCCCTCTTTAAATGTTTTAGGTGCTATGTTAAAATGTTTAATCATAGCTGTTTTTTTCATCCATTCAGGAGAATCTTGTAGTGTATCAAAAAATAATTTTGCTTTTTGATATTCTATATCAGATATCTTTGATTGGTTGTCTTTAAGATTTGTGTCTGATGCTATTTGCTTTGCTGTTGCTCCCTCTATAAATGGATTTTGAATTTGTGGATTTGCCATTGAGCCTGTTGGTGTGCTTGCACCCCCTTGACTGTATGCTAACATAGGATTTAATCCTGCTTGTCTCATGTCTGCCATAGCTCTTTGATATGAAGTGTTACTCATATCTGCTTGGAAATTACGGTTTTTTTGAGCTTCTTTTTGTTGCATTCTAGAACTTAAGGCAGAGGTTGCTAATGAACCTACTACCTCTTTAGTTCCTAAGGATCCGACTACTCCTTTTAATAATGTTCCTATTCCAAATGGCATTTTATAGGTGGTCTGATAGTCCAGGGACTGAATATGTTGGCATTGGGCGAGCTGTATGACATTTAATGTCCATATCTACTATAAAGTGTGGCTCGTCATTTACTGCTAATACTCTGTCTATTGGTGGGTTATCTTCGATGAATGTTGCGTTTAGATTTGGTGTTGTACTGAAATCTTGTGATAAG